CATGGAGCCACAATTTACAGGTGACAACGGCAAGCTAAGAGGCTGGTTTTGCGATTGCGGAAACTGGGAGAAAGCCATCTTGCGCGAGCGACAATTTACCAAAGAGACTTATTATGTCAGTCAAAAGAACAAACGCCGACATAGCCTTTAGCAAGGCAGTACGACTGCGCGATGGCTGTTGCCTCTACTGCGGTACTGACCAGTCGCTAGAATGCGCACACATCTACGGGCGCAGGAGCAAAATCGGCAGATGCTCAATGGACAACGCTGTGACGCTTTGCCACCACCATCATCGGTACTTCACTGAAAACCCTCTGGCTTTTACAGGTTGGCTAGAAACAGAGCTAGGCGCAGGACATCTGGAACTACTGACAGAAAAAATGCGTGGCAGGCTAAAAATGACTCAGGCTGTGCGCAACGAAATAGCCAAGCACTACCGCGAAGAAGTCCGTAAGAAAGAGCAGAATCCCGACTACGTTATCGTTTCGTATAACTGATTGCCTGTATGCTATAATAGCAGGGCAACAGGAGGATGTTGTCATGTGTGTACAGAGCCAACGGCAGTATTTTGCAGAGCGGCACCACATCGTCGTTACTGACAAAACCGCAGAGCTATTTAATCGTTTAGGTAGAGACAAGGGCATCGGCGAAGAGGAATACTTGAAGCGCCTATCCCGTCACCCCAACGAAGACCAATTCGTCGCAGAGATTGCCCGACACTACGGGTAAGCGATTTGTCACGTTTGTCACATTGCCCCGTTTCCCCCATATTATTTACACAACAAGATAAAAAAATGCTTGCAAGAGATAAAGATATCAGTAGAGTAGTATGCATACCTTAACAGGAGAAGGGTAATGACTTATCAAGAGCTTTCGTACAATGCTTGTTTTGTTTTTGGCGACTATCGCCAATATCTGACTATTAGCCAATGCGGCAATCGTTGGTTTGCCAGTAAGCGCAACGATAACGGCTTTAGCTCGTTGCTTACGATTACGCTTTACGATGCTGATTCGCATAGCGAGCTTTTGAGCAAGATAACTGGCAAGGTCGCATAAGCGGCCTTTTTGCTGGGGGGCAAATGAGTAGTAAGTTTGTAGAGCAAATGACACTGACAGAGGTAGCCGCAGAGATGGGCATTTCACGTCAGCGGGTTAAGCAAATCGAAACAACGGCGCTGAACAAGCTACGCAATAACGAGAGAGTGAGGGTTTTGTATGAGGGAATTATCGACGGATGCGATGGCGCTAGGCATTATAGCAATCATCTTGATAGTTACGGCGTTCGGGATAGCAGGGCAAGGTGACTACGAGGACGAGCTTCTGGTAGAACAAGAATATTGTGAAATGGTAGAACTCTGGGGGCAGACCAATGGCAGAGACGGACATCCCGATTGGCGAAAACTTTATCAGCAGGTTTGTACGAGCGACTGACGAGGAGCTAGAAAACTGGGTCATCGCAATGCAAGCCGCACAAGCAATGGCAATACGGCATCAGGAAGACATGGCCGTGCTGTCAGACTACAGGGTGGTTAAGCTAAGAACCAGTGACGAACCTCCCTTAGAAATCGTCCGCTACAGTCCGTAGCACGATGGTGTGAGAAACCCTTTGCCCGCTTTGTGCGGGCTTTTTTTTGCCCAAACCGAACGCAAAACGGTCCTTTTTGAGTGCGTTTTTTACCCCAAATAAATGGCCGTTATTTATTGTCCGCACCCTTTTGCTATATGTTGGTATAATATGTCGCGGGGGACACTATATGTTGCAGACAGTAACAATAGACTGGCGGCCCGTAGAGCAGGGCAGTATGCCAAGGCACGAAGGTAACTACTTAGTCGCATTCGATGACGGCGCAGTGGAGACTTTCCCCATGTCAGACCAAGACATCAAACGCGGAGAAGTGAGAGACGGGCAAACACATGGCCTCTATTGGGCCGAAGGTATACCGTCACCTTTAGACTATGGCGAAGACTAGAGCGCAACGTGAAAGAGGCATCCGACAAGACGAGCTACGGGCTTATTTAGCTGAGAGAGGTCGGCTCGAGTACGTCTTTGATAACATTGAAGAAATCGAACAGCTAGACCCTGAGTCTGACCAGCACTTCGATAAGCGTCTGCAACAGCTAAAAATTGCAAACGAGCAACGCATCAGACTACTCAACAAGTACCTACCAGACATGAAGGAAGAGCAGAGCGAAATCACTGACCTGCCGCCAGTTGTTATCCAGCTAACTAATGCAACTGACACCACCACAGTCTGACATTTTTACCTGTCCTGACCGCTTTCGTGTAGTGGTAGCTGGCAGGCGTTTTGGTAAGACATTCCTAAGCACAGCAGAGCTACTTAACCGCGCACTGGCAAAGCCTGACCAGAACGTTTGGTATGTAGCCCCTACCTATAAGGCGGCTAAAGAGATTGCATGGGACATGCTGACCAGCCAGATACCTCGTGAGTACATCGACAAGACTAATGAGACGGCTTTGACTATCAACTTTAAGAATGGCTCTAGCATATCGCTCAAGGGTGCTGAGAAGCCTGATAACTTACGAGGCCGCGCAGTAGATTTCGTCGTACTCGATGAGTTTGCTGATATGCGTAAGGAGGCATGGTACGAAGTCATCCGTCCATCGCTATCTGGCAGGGGTGAGCAGGGTGCCGCTTTATTCATCGGCACACCCAAAGGGCGCAACCACTTTTATGACCTGTACGGCAAAGGAGTAGACGGCGATGAAGGATGGAAGTCTTACCAGTACACGACCATTGAGGGGGGTAATGTCCCGCCAGATGAGATTGAGAGCGCGAGAAGCGACTTGGATGAGCGCACCTTTCAGCAGGAGTATGAGGCGCAGTTCGTCAACTACAGCGGCATCATCTACTACGGTTTCAAGCGTGAGCAATCTGTCAGACGACACACTGATGACCGTCATGTCATACACGTCGGCATGGACTTTAACCTAGACCCGATGTCCGCTGTCCTCATGACGCGTAAGGGCGACACGCTCCATATCTTCGACGAAATCGTCATGTTTGGCTCCAACACCGATGAGATGGTTGCAGAGCTTCGCGAACGCTACGGAAATGGTACAATAGTGATATATCCTGACCCTGCCTCTCGGCAACGTAAGACGAGCGCAGGGGGTAGGACAGACCTGTCTATACTGCAGAACGCGGGTTTCGAGGTACGCGTCCGAAACTCTCATGCGGCAGTACGGGACAGAATTAACGCGGTGAACAGTCGCCTACTATCTAACGATGGACAGCGGCGGTTATACGTTGACCCTAAGTGCAAGAAGGTGATTGAGTCATTGGAACGCCATACCTACAAGGAAGGCACCAGTCAGCCCGAGAAGGATGGCTTTGACCACATGAACGACGCACTTGGTTATGCGGTGGAGTATCTATTCCCGATTAGAAAGGCAAACGCGCCGCAAGCCCCGCAGAGGTGGACGTAAATGTATTACGAAGACATTGAATACCAGCACCCCGACTACGAAAACAATATCGACCGTTGGGAGTTCTACCTCCGTAGCTATATGGGCGGGCAAGACTACCGCGATGGCTCATACCTCACCAGCTACCTAAACGAAGACAAAAACGCTTACAGCAGACGACTAGCCCTAACACCGCTGGACAACCACTGTCGTAACGTCGTGCATGTCTACTCGTCATTTTTGTGGCGTGTGCCGCCTACCCGTAACTATCAGCAGATGGAAGGCAGTGCCGACCTTGAGGCGTTTCTAAAAGACAGCAACCTAGACGGCCAAGGCTTTAACAGCTTCATGCGTGAGGCGCAGATATGGTCAAGCGTGTACGGTCATGTTTGGATTATGCTGGACAAGCCACAGTCAACAGCAGGCACACGCGCAGAAGAACTGGCGCAAGAGATACGGCCATACGTCACACTGATTACGCCTGAGAATGTCTACGACTGGAAGTATGAGCGAATGCCTAGTGGTCGGCATGAGTTGACGTACATGAAAGTCAGAGAGTCAGTAAACCGCATCGACGGCACAACCACTGAAACCTTTTTCCGCATCTGGACGCGTGAGACGATACAGCTAGTGCGCTACCACGGTGACGAAGCTAACGTCATCGAGACTATCGACAACCCTATTGGCAAGATACCCGCAGTACACCTGCCCTCTAACCGCTCTGTGGTACGTGGCATTGGCATTAGCGACATTAGTGACATTGCCTATATGCAACAGGCTATCTACCAAGAGCTATCGGAAATCGAGCAACTGATTCGCATCTCTAACCACCCTACACTCGTAAAGACTTACGACACCGACGCTAGTGCAGGTGCAGGCGCAGTCATCAATATCAGCGATGATATGGACGGCGCACTTAAGCCGTACCAGATGCAACCAAGCGGCGCTAACCTTGACGCCATACGTGCCTCGATTGAGGACAAGATTGAGTCGATTAACCGCATGGCCCACATGGGCGCAGTGCGTGGCACAGAGGCAATCACGCAATCAGGCGTGGCAATGCAGACAGAGTTCCAAATGCTAAACGCAAAGCTGGCTGAGAAGGCTGACATTTTAGAGTTAGCTGAGGAGCAGTTGTGGCAGTTGTGGTGTACGTGGCAGGGTCATCCGTTGCACGAAGTAGAGATTGACTACCCTGACAGCTTTGACATCCGTGACTACGCTTCCGAGCTTACGTTCCTACAGCAGACCCGTGCGAGCGGCGTTAAGTCTGTCACCTTGCTTCGTGAGATTGACAAGAAGATTGCTGACCTCGTACTCGACGACAACGTGCTGGCTCAGGCTCATGACGAGATTGAGACTGCTACTACAGCGGTCGGTGACTTTGCTAAAGAGACGCAGATTTACAAGTACCACATCGACAGCGGCCTAGTGACACCTAATGAGGTACGCGAAAAGATTGGCCTTGACGAGATTGCTGGCGGCGACCAGTTAGTCGAGCCAGTGCAAACGCTGACTGATGGACAGTGAGGAACTCACACGCGCACTAGAACGGGCGACCTCTGAGCATGAGCGTCGCCTTTTGCTTGCTATGGAGTCGCTACGTCGCAGGCTCACAGATGCGCTCGCTGGCCTACCGCTACGTGATGGGCAACTGTTTGACCTAGATGCCGCACTAGCACTTAGAGCGCAAATAGACGGCCTTGTACGCGATGAGTATCTAACGGTCATTGACGAGATTATCCGCGAGTACCCTGACGCTGTCGCATTGACGCAGGAGTTTATGGAGCAGTTTGCCGACTTCCGTGTACCGCAGTCAGTTATCGGACAGCTTCAGCAGTTTAGTTTTACGGGCCATGAGGCACTCGCTGACGAATTTGCAGAAGCCCTATATCAGCAGGTGTACAACAATACGCTATCGGGTACGCCATTCTCTGCAAGCCTGTCTGAGTTAAACAACCTGCTAGATGCTGACCTGCAACGCTACTCTAAGACGATGCTCCATGACGCGCTGTTTGAGTTTAGCTCGTCGGTACAGCAAGCGGCGGCGGCAGAGGCAGGCATTACCAAGTTTAGATACGAAGGTGATACGATTGAGACAACGCGGCCCTTCTGTCAGAAGCACGTCGGCAACGAGTACACGACTGACGAGATATACGAGATATGGGACGATAGCTGGGCTGGCAAACGCTCTGGCGACCCGTTCCGTGTAAGAGGTGGTTACAACTGTCGGCACTGGTGGGTGCCTGTACCTGAATAGGAGGACGTATGCCGTACCACAAGAAAGACAAGCGCAAGAAAAAGCGCAAGTCACGCTAATTTGATACAATTAACCCTACTCGAAAGAGGATTCGTAACATGAGCGATGAAATCATGGCAGACGCGGTAACTGAAGCCGCAGTGGAAACACCAGAAGTTCAGGACTTAAAGACGTTCACGCAAGAAGAGTTAGACCGCATAGTGGCTGACCGTGTTGCTCGCACCAAGCGACAGTACGAGAAGAAGCTAGACGGTATCGACCTCGACGAAGCTAAGTCACTTCTACAACGTCAGCAAGAGGCTGAAATTGAGAAGCAGAAGGAGCGCGGAGAGTTCGAGTCAATTCTGAAGCAGACCGTCGAAAAGAAAGACTTAGAAATTAGGACGTACAAGCAACGTCTCGAAAGCCAGTTAGTCGATGGAGCTTTGCTCACGGCGGCGAGTAGGAATAACGCAGTATCGGCAGAGCAAGTTGGTCAGTTGCTACGTGGTTCGGTTCGGCTGTCTGAAGACGGCACAGCAGAAGTTGTAGATTCGAACGGGACACCACGATACAACGACAGCGGCGACCCGTTAAGCGTTGATGAGCTTGTCGGTGATTTCTTGTCAACAAACCCGCACTTCGTAAAGGCGTCATCTGGTGGCGCTGGCTCGCAAACTGCGGTAGGTGGTTCCACGTCGAAACCTATGTCGGCGGTAGATATGGAAGCTAACTGGAACAACGGTGGCAAAGAGGCTTACCGTGCAATGATGTTAGCTAAGAAATAAACCGCTCACTTAGGAGATTTCAATCATGGCGGCAACTACTAGTTCAACTTTAGACGACCTGTTTGCAAACATCATCATGCAGGCTCGTTTTACAGCCGAAGAGAATTCACTCATGGCTGGCCTTATCACTCGCTACGACATCGGTAACGTAGCTGGTACAACTATTCAGGTACCAAAGTACCCAGCAGTCACTGCGGCTGATTTGACTGAAGGCACTGATATGTCTTCAAGCACTGTTAGCACGTCTGGTGTCACTGTTACTGTCGGCGAAGTTGGTGCGCAAGTATTGCTCACTGACATGGCGGCAATGGGCGCTGGCAACCCTGCACAGGAGCTTGGCACTGTACTCGGTAACTCTATCGCTACTAAGATGGACAAGGACATCATCGCTCTGTTTGATGGTTTCTCTACTTCATTGGGTGCGGCGGGTCAGGAGATTACTGTTGCTGACCTGTTCAAGGCGGCGGCAACTCTGCGCAACGCTAAGGCTACTGGCCCTGTATACGCAGTCGTTCACCCATACCACGCGTATCAGTTGTCAGCTAACCTGACTAACACCTTCGCTAACCCCAACGGTGGCGACCTACAGAACGAAGCAATGCGCAACGGCTTCGTAGGTTCTATCGGCGGCATCGAAGTTTACCAGTCAGCAAACATCACACCTGATGGAAGTGACGATGCGAAAGGGTGCGTTTTCACCAGAGAGGCAATGTGCATCGCTATGAAGCGTGACTTCAACCTTGAGACAGAGCGAGACGCATCTAACCGTGCATTCGAGCTTAACGCTACTGCCGTATACGGTGTTGGCGAGCTTGATGACAGCTACGGTGTTGAGATGCTGTTTGACGCGGCACTCTAAGATGTATGCGGCCCTTCGGGGCCGCTTTACTCTGAGGTTTATATGGCAGTCACTTATCGCGGTGAACGGTTTGAGGATTACAACGTGGCAAAGCGAACGCCACGGCATCCCAATAAGTCACACGCGGTATTGGCTCGCTACAAAGGCGTTATCAAGCTAGTTAGGTTCGGCGCTAAAGGCGCGAAGACTTACCCTCCGAAAGACGGTGAGTCGGCTCGCGACAAAGCAATGCGAGCGGCTTGGTACGCAAGACACGAAAAGAACCTGCGCAATGCAACACCGCTCGACGCGGTTTATTGGTCTGCTAAGGTAAAATGGTGACGACATGGCATTTAGCACTGACGACGATTTAGAAGCGATTGTCCCTGACATCTTTGACTTAGGCATTCCAGCGTTTACCGCTGAACATGCAAAGGCACAGGCAGATGTCGAGCGAGAGATTCGCAACCGCTGGTGGCACCGTAAGGGCATTGCAGGTGAAATGGACGCCAGTTACCTAACTGAATCACAGTGGACACGAGCAACTGCTTACCTTGTATTGTGGAAGTACGCATTACCACAGCTAACCAACTGGGTTGATGATGACCGCTTCTTGCAGATGATTGACTTCTACAAAGCGCGTTACGGCGAGGAGCTAGACGCAGTATTCCAAGATGGTGTCGAGTACGATGCAGACAACGACGGCACTGTCACTGACAAAGAGAAAGAGCCTGTTGCGCTTAACCGCCTCGACCGATGATTACTGTAAGCATAGACACAAAGCCTCGCGACCTTCGCAAGATGGTGGAGAAGCTAGGCCGCACGTTTACTAAGAACCACAAGCGAGCGATGCGCAGAGCGGCGGCAGAAGGTGTCAACCGCATAAACAAGCGCACTAGCCTTGGCCTTGATATTAACGAGCAACCTTTTCGGCCATACTCTGAGGCATACAAGGGGTTTAGACAGAGCAAAGGCAGGCCCGTCGATAAAGTTAAGCTGATATTTACAGGCAAGATGCGCGGCTCTATGACGTCAGGGCTACAGGGACAAGACGGCCTGATATTTTTTAGCAGTAGAGCAGAGTCTAAGAAAGCGGCGCTCAACAATCGCAAGCGGCCATTCTTTGGCTTGAACCGTAAGGACACACGCGCTATTCGCGATGTCTACTTTAAAGGGCTGAAGATATGAGCGTTAGGGAGAATGTAGCGGCTAACCTAGTCACCACGCTGAAGGCAATATCGACGCCTAACGTTAAGAAGGTGACGCGTGAGCCGTTTGACTTTGACAAGCTGTCTAACGCACAGTTTCCAGCAATATTAGTACGCACAGCAAACGAGACACGAGAAGACTCCAGCATGGGCGGCAGTTCGTCCAGTCGGCATGGCACTATCGACTATGAACTAGTTTGCTTTGTTAAGCACAAGAACATCGACACAGCCCGCAACCAGATTGTTGAGGCTATCGACGAAAAGCTCGACGACGATAGGACGCGTGGCGGTCACGCTATAGATACGCAGGTTATTAGCGTTGAGGTAGATGATGGTACAATAGACCCCATAGGCGGCGTTATCGTTACCGTTCAGATTCTTTATTCATACACACGCGGCGACGCGTAAGGGAGAAAATTCATGGCTACACATAAAGGCTCAAGCGGTTCAGTAAAGGTTGCCGCTAGTGGTGGAACAGAGGCAGTGGTTGGCGAGGTTCGCTCGTACTCTATTGATGAGACGGCTGACACTATTGAGGACACTGTAATGGGTGACTCAGTAAAGTCATACCTGTCCAGCCTCAAGGACGCGACTCTTACTATTGACGCGCTGTGGGATGACTTAGACGCACAGCAACTCGTACTAGACTCAGGTGCCGCTATCGACTGGGAAATTCACCCAACTGGCACAGGCGCTGGCGAGAAGTATTACGCAGGTGCTGGCATTGTGACTGCTAAGACTATCTCTGCCTCCTATGACGGCCTGGTAGAGGCGTCATTTTCTGTGCAGGTATCAGGTGCAATCACAGAAGCGTCCAACTAATGGGACTCGCTAAAGAGTTACGTGCGCGACGTAAGCAGTCTCGCCGTAAAATTAGCGTAGCAGAGTGGGCTGATGATAGCGGGCCATTTAGCCTGTATTGCCGTCCACTGACTTGCTACGACCTCAACGAATTGCAAAAGCGTCATCCACAGGTAATGCAGAACCCTAGTATTGCCGCAATGGTTGACCTGATTGTCATGAAGGCAGAGAGTAAAGATGGTGAGAAGTTGTTTACCTCTGGCGAGGACAAGCTCGATTTGATGGGGGAAGAGACAATCGTTGTCTCGTATATTGCCAATGAGATGTTCGGCACTATCGAGTCGATTGAGGATGTCGAAAAAAACTAAAAAGCGGTCAGTCTAGGTTAAATCTCATTGCACTAGCTGACCGCCTACACAAGACTATCGAAGAAGTAGAGCAGATATCGGTTACTGAGTTTCATGAGTGGCTCGCTTACTTCAAGATTATGAGCGAGTCGAACGATGGCAAATGAAACCCTCAGCATTATCATCAAGGCGTTTGACCAAACGCAAAAAGCCTTGCGTTCAATACAAGCAGGCTTTGCCAAGCTCGCCAAAGTATTCTTCAACTTTAAGACCGCGTTAGTTGGTGTCGTCGGCGCTGGTGGTCTTGGCTTGCTCATCCGAAACTCGTTGATTGCCACCGACGCGCTTGCGAAAACGGCTAGTAAAATAGGAACTACTACCGAAGCCTTAAGCGCCCTGCAATACGCGGGACAACTAACAGGCGTCGAAGTCAACACGATGAACATGGCGCTACAGAGGTTTACCCGTAGAGCGTCAGAGGCGGCTGTCGGTACGGGTGAAGCTAAGGGCGCATTGCGTGAGCTAAATGTCGATGCACGTAGCCTTGTACGCTTGCCGCTTGATGAGCGCATGCTTGTTCTTGCTGACGCGTTTTCTGAAGTTGAAAGCGAGTCTGACCGACTGCGTTTGGCCTTTAAGCTGTTTGATTCTGAAGGTGCCGCGCTCGTTAATACGCTAGGGCAGGGCCGACAGGGTTTAGCGGATATGCTAGGCGAGTCACGTCGGCTTGGCGTTGTCATGTCATCTAACGCGGCAGAAGGCGTTGAAGAAGCAAACGACGCTCTGACACGTTTGCAGTCATTGTTTGGCGGTATCGTTAGGCAGGTAACAGCGGCGCTTGCACCAGTAATCACGGCAATAGCAGACACTTTGACTAACAAAGTGGCAAGTGCGTTCGACCCTGAAAATAACGGAATACAAGAGTTCGCAAAGGCGTTAGCTATTGACGTTGTTAACGGTATTGTTGCGGCTGTCGAAGGTTTTGAAACGCTAACAAACGGCCTTATCAATACAGCTAACGAATTGATACGAACTAAAGACGCCTTAACTTCGTTGTTTGGAGGTGACCAAAGTGCTGAACAATTAGGCAATGCGATTCAGCACGTTGAGGACAGGCTTACCAGCCTACGTGAGCAAAGTGAGGGAATGGTTGGTCCGCAAGCAGATTTTTTCAAAGCAGACATAGCAAATTTAGAGCTTCGTTTGGCAAACCTTAAAAAGCTACAAGAGGAAGCTCAGAAATCAGGTCGCATACAGCTAATTGACCCTGTAAGTTTCCAAGCCCAAATTGATGCTTTGTTAGCCGCAATACCAGCTATTGAAGGTATTACCGCATCAACAAAGTCACTGACTGATACGACAAAAAATGAATTGCCTAGCGCTTTTGACACTTTTATTGCCAACCTAAAACAAGCGCGTACACAAGGGGAGGACTTGCTGACAGGGTTGGTTAATTTGGCAGACAAAGGTATCGACGGTTTAGGCCAAGCATTCACTAACGCAATAACAGGCGCAAAAAAATTCAGTGACGCAATTAGGGCTATGGCAAAGAGTGTTGTCGACAGCTTAATCAGGATGCTCATACAGAAATACATTGTTGATGCGGCATTCGGATTTATCACCAAGAAGATAGGCAACTTTCAAGCAGACAGAGATTTCCTTGGCATAGAAGCGAGTGATTTCAGCGGACGTGCTATGGGTGGGCCTGTAGCAGGTGGCAGACCTTATTTAGTTGGTGAGCGTGGCCCCGAGCTTATGGTGCCAGCAGGCAATGGCACTGTTGTACCTAACAATGCGCTAGGTGGCGGCGGTGTTACAGTCGTACAGCACATTAACGTCACGACAGGCGTACAGCAAACGGTACGTGCTGAAATTGCTAACTTACTGCCACAGATTAGCAATGCGGCCAAGTCAGCAGTCGCTGATGCTAGAATGCGTGGTGGCGGCTTTAGCAAGGCAATGGTGGGTGCATAATGGCGGCGTTTCCTAATGTAGGCATACAGTCGATGACAATGCGGTTGCGCTCTGCAACGGCAATCAGTCAATCGCCTTTTACCTATGACCAGCAGGTTTATCAGCATCAAGGCGTGAGATGGGAAGCAGAAGTAACATTGCCCCCAATGAAGCGGGCAGACGCCAAGCAGTTAGAGGCGTTCTTTGCCTCTCTACGAGGCCAAGCTAACACCTTTACCCTTGGCAACCCTTTGCACAATACAACCGCCACAGGGACAGGTACAGGCGCTATCAACGCGACTACGCTCACAGGCTCGTTTACTGGCGCTGTTGCTGGTGATTACTTTGAAATAGGCAGTGCGCTTTACATTATCACTGAAGTAAATAGTTCATCGTCTATTGATATCATGCCACCGCTTCGGGTTGCGGCATCAAGTAGCCCGCTCGACTTTACTCTACCCAAAGGAACGTGGCGGCTTGCCTCTAATGAAATCGGATGGAGCATCAATCAGGCTAG